AGGGTTGAGTGAGTATATGTCCATTGATGCCGCTTTCCAGATTGCCAGTGAGAAGCTAGACTACTTGTTTAGTGACGAGCAACTATTAGTTATCAAGAAGGGCGTCGAGGACAAGAAAGCCAACAAGACACCCGCCCCCGAAGTGCAACCCGTCGAGACTATCCCGCCTGAAGTGGTCAAGGCTTTAGTCGAGTTGGATAAGTGGGAGGATAAGGTAACGAAGGCAGGGAAGATGGTCACGTGGCACGCGGTAGATTTACCCGCTGAATTGTGTAAGGATATAAAAGGCGGCGTGATTACTTTCGCTCAGGCGCGGGCAGGGTTGAACCCTGTCACCGTAACGCCTGAGCCAGAATATAAAAGTGAAATCCTAGTATTAGCCGAAGCAATCAACAAGGCGGTACAGAGTGAGACTAAATAGCTTAGTAATTCAGGCAGTAAAGCTAGTCCCTGACGTTCTGCCTTATCTTACGGACAGGGCTAGATTTATTTTCTTTGGTGCGATGCGGGCGGATGCTTACAAGTCTTATGATGACATGCTGTCAAAGATTCAGGTACTTGTACAGGATACTTATAAAGGCAAGGTTAGCACAGGCGGATTTACTGACCGCATGGCTTCTATTATCGGGGGGCAGTTACGGAACGCCTATAATACAGCGTGGATAAATGAAGGGATGGACGATGATAATACCTCCGCCGCCTTGCCTGATTACCTCGAAGAATCACTGGTTGATATGATCGCCGAGCAGACCAATACAAGCTGGTCTTATCAATTCTTTACCGACATCATGACCGCCCGAACGAACGGCGACCCAATAGAGCCGCTATTCTCACGTGCTGAGTTATGGGCGGGTCAGTGGAATACAGCCTACGAAAACGCAACGAGCCTAATAACCCTGAACAACGGAGGCCGTGAAGAGTGGGTACTCGGAGCGACCGAGGAACATTGTCCCGAGTGTGCTGCTCTAAATGGGATTGTCGCTCTTGCGAGTGAATGGAACGCGCTAAACGTTTATCCAAAGAATCCACCCAATGATTACCTTACCTGTGGCGGTTGGCGGTGCGACTGTGAGCGCAGAGCGACGGACAAGAAGCGAAGCCGAAACGCTTACGCCAGAATCAAGAAGATTGTGGGCTGATAATGCAGATAAAATTTCCCATCCGTAATCTTGAAAAGGTAAAGAAGTACATTTCATCTTTGCCTCGCGGTGTTACATTTGTCGCGTTGAAAGCCATTAGTGATTGGCTGGTAGGCGACTCACAGAGCGGGCTTAGACACCCCGAACCATACAAGTACGTTAGTCGCAAGTCTGCTTATGGGTTTTCATTCTTTACCGACAAACAAAGACGCTGGTTCTTTTGGGCGTTACACTCTGGTAAAATCAACCCTGGACAGAATAACCGTACAGGAAAATCAACCGAGGCATGGACATACACCCCACAGGAAAAGGGCAAGAACTATTCATTCCGATTGGTGAATGACACGGCGGGCGGATACTGAACACGCCACGACAAACGACAGGCGCGGCAATTGGGTAAAGTGGGCTGGTGGACGGTTGCTAAAGTTGTGGAAAAGAATCTCCCCGCCGCAATACGAGCAGGACGGGCGGCGGTAAAGAAGTACCTAGACAAGAAAGGATAGCCGATGTTCAAAGAACTATATACGATGATTGACGAGTTGCATACTATAACTAACTCCCCACAATTTACATCCATGCGGTATCGCCACGCAATGAATAAAATTAGTGACGCATATGAGGCCATGTCTGAGAAGATTGGAAGGGCTTTACTTCCTGCGATTATGAGGTTTACAGAGTTGTACACAAAAACTAAAACCGATGACCTGCCCTAACTGTGGACATTCGACATATTCCCCGTCTGTTTTTGGTTACCATCTTTGTGCGCTGTGCGGTGTTCGCTTCTTGCTGGATTACCAGAATATAAACGAGTATTACGCCAGCGGGGAATACAGGTCTAAGATAAAGCAGATAGACGAACAGAAGCACCAGAAACGGCGGGCGCACCACATAATTCAATATGTCGGGAGTCCTAAAGTCTTTATAGATATTGGTTGCTCTATGGGATTGCTGATGGACGAAGTCAGAAAGACGGGTGCGGAATGTTACGGCGTAGACATTGACCCTGTTTTTACTGGTGACGTATTTAGTAAGTTATCTGACGTACCAAAGCAGGCGGATTGCATAACGCTTATTCACTCACTCGAACACATGCCCCACCCCCTGAAATACCTGCAAGGCGTTTATGATAAATTGAATCCAGGCGGGCGGGTGGTGATAGAAGTCCCCAATGGTGGGGTGAATATAAAGAATGAGTATTACAGAGGCGCATTCAAATTTCCCCATGTGGTAATGTTTGACGATGAGTCCCTAGCGTGGACAATGCAGGCGGCAGGGTTTGAGATTGAAGAAATGATTATTCACGGCTTGGGCGGGATGACAAACGCAACAGAATGGTATTACCTGCTGGCGATTGGTAAAAAGTAGGCTTGCGTGATTTATAAATGGGTGGTATAAGACTGCTAATGTAAATTGAATGGTTTATCCCGTTGGTCACCTTGGATTGGCAACTGGTGACATCTGGACAGGCAGCCGTGGAGTCTCCCCCGCCTGTGAATAAATGGAGACCTTACCCAATCCCCCTACGGGGTAAACCATTCAAAACTAAATAACTAAAACGAGAGTCCCTCACAGGTTTACAAGCTAGTAAACAAAGAGGCGCGGCGTTAGATAGGTACTTAGTACCTGTTTGACGCCGCGTTTTCTGTTTTCGGAGAATCTATGGCAATTACAGACGCACCAAACTTACGCAAGGCAGACATGCAGAACTGTTCCTCCTGTCAGTTTTTCAAGATGATAGACGGGGAGGACGGGGCTTGTACTAAGCACGAATTCAGCACAGAGGCCGAATACGTCTGTGACGATTATGAGCTGGTAACAATCGAACCACTCCCTGACATGGAAAGTAAGGGGGCTAAATACGAAAACAATCTGAAATCTATTTCTAAAAATGATAACGAATTGAGGGTTTCTAATTATATCGTTTTATTTGGTGGCCGCGATCTAACAGCATTTAGATTTATGGGAAACAAGCAACCTAAATTTAAAAACCCTGACGGAAGTGCTGGAGAGTTCTTCTCAAAAAGCGTAGTCCTTGAAAGTGATTATACAGAACTTGGAAAAGTGCCCGTAAATTGGGAACACGGAACAGACCCAGAAGGGTACGGATTGGATGCCGACGAGGTGCTTGGTTATGTTGATTGGAAGTCCGCAAGAATTGACGAGCGGGGCGTATTTGTGGAAAGGGTGCTTAATAGGCGAAAAGAATATGTAAAGTGGTTAGAGGATTTAATTGATGCCGGATTGGTTGGCACATCCTCGGAGGCCGTTGGTAAAGGTATTGAAATAAAAGAAAACGGCGAAATTATAAAATGGCCGCTAAAGAGAGACACTCTGACAGTGACGCCAATGGAGCCGCGAATGCTTAGTGGAAATGTCCTGAATGCTTACAAGGCTTTAGGAATTATTAAAGATGAAACACCGAAAGGTGATAAATCACAGGTAACAGAAGCGCAAGCCGAGCAGGATAAGCCCGAACGCGTTGTAGTGCCTGAATCAAATCAAAACATTATAGGAGTAAAAACAATGGAACTCGAAGAAACCAAACTCCAAGAGATGTTAGCACAGGCCGCCGAAGCTGGCGCAACAAAAGCGATTGCCGCGACTGAGCCTGTGAAATCATCTGGTGGAACTCTGCAAGTCGTGACCGACGAAGGCGACCGCGAATTTAAGTCGCTTGCCGAACACGCCCGCGCCGTGAAGGATTTTACTACCTCCTACGGTCGCAAAGTTGATCCCCGTCTTGCCCGCTTGATTGGCACGATGAAGGCCGTACAGGGTGCAAGCGAAGGTAACCCCGCCGACGGTGGCATTTTGTTAGAGCCGACTCTTGCTGGTCAGGTTATGCAACCCGTTCACGAAGTCGGCCCATTCTATGCGGGTGCTTCAAAAATCCCCGCTGGCGAGAATAGCAATTCAGGTTACATCCTCGCAGTGGACGAGACTTCCCGCGTGACTGGTTCGCGCTGGGGTGGTTTGCGTGGTTATCGCTTGGCCGAGGGTGACGCCCTTACCAAGAGCAAGCCGAAATTCCGTAAAGTGCAATGGGAACTCAAGAAATACGGCGTGCTTGTTTATGGTACTGACGAACTCTTGAAGGATGCCCGCCAATTCTCCGCCATCGTTGAACAGGGAAGTCGTGAGGAATTGGCTTTCATGATGAACGATGATATTTATCGCGGCTTGGGCGTTTCAGGCGCACAAGGCATTATGAATTCCAGCGCGTTGATTACCGTTACCCGTGACACTGGTTCGGCCATCAAGGGCGCGGACATTTCCGCCATGTGGCAACGCCTCTCCCTCCGCAGTAAGTCTAAGGCGGCTTGGTACATCAACCCCGATTGTGCCGCACAGCTTGACTCACTCTTTGCAGTAGGCTCTACCGCTGTGTTGTTCCCGTATGCTGGTTACACCGCCGAAGGTGTTCGCACCCTCTACGGTAAGCCCATCATCGAAACCGAATTCAACGCCTCGTTAAATACTACGGGTGACATTCTGCTTGCTGATTTGGGGGAATATATCGTCTTTGAAAAGGGCGGAATTGAGTCTGCCTCAAGCATTCACGTGGAATTCTTGACAGATCAGGAAGTTTTCCGCTATATCGCCCGCATGGACGGTTCCGCGAACGTCGCCTCCGCTCTGACCCCCGCCAACGGCTCGAACACCACCAGCCCGTTTGTTGTTTTGGGTAGCGCGACCTAATAGGAGATTATAGAAAATGAAAGATGCACGCTTTGTATTTGGGGAGAACATTGTTCCCCTTAAGGCTCCTGTTGACAGCGCGGGTACTGCTTACGCTACCCCGTTTGTTGACCTCAAAAACGCCCTTCATGCCACTTTCTTTTGGTATGGCGGCGTCGTAACTGCCGCATCCGCTGACCAGAATATTGTTATCACAATGGAGGCCGCAACCGCCGCTGCTTCTGGTAGCGAGGTCGCCATCGCATTCAAGTATCGCCTCTCTGGTGCTACTGGTGCAAATACCTGGGGTGCTGTCACCGCCGCAACTTCGACGGGCGTGTCCCTTGATACCACTTCATCCGATGGAATGATGCTCATGGTTGACGTTGACCCCGCCGCCCTTGACGGTGCGCTGGCTGATGCCCGCTTTGTCCGTATGGTTGTCGGCATTGACGCGGGTGGTACTGTGACTCTTAATGCGGCTTGGGCTGAACTTGACCCACGCTTCCCGCAGACGACTCACTTGTCCGCTACTTAGTTTGATTAGTGGGGCGGGTGTAAAAGCCCGCCCCAGAAAGCGCACGAATTGAAGAAACTCGCAATTGTAGGAAGCGGTAAGAACACAAGAGACCTCGCCCCGTTCGATGACCAATCATTTGATATTTGGGTATTCAACGAAGCGGCAAATAGTGAGTGGTGCAAGCGTTGGACAGCCTGCTTTCAGATGCACGAGCCAGAGATATACAAGGGTCACAACACCAAAGACCCGAAGCACTGGCAATGGTTGCAACGTGAACACGGCAGGCCAATCTACATGCAGGAAGTTGACCCGCTCGTACCGAATTCGGTACGCTACCCACTAGAGCAGGCGCAAGAATTGGCAGGCGTCAGGATGTTTAGCACAACGTTTGCATATATGGCGGCGTTGGCAATCCTGCAAGGGTACGAAGTTATCAAGATTTACGGCGTTGAACTTTCCGCGAGTGAGTACGAATATCAGGCAAACGGTTATCTTTTCTGGTTCGGATTCTTGCGCGGGCGGCTGGGTAATAACGTAGACTCTGCCGTTTTGTACCTTGATAAGAATATATTTGACGTTCCGCTTTATGGGTACGAAGGCGCATTTTCTTTCGGAGAGAAATACTTTAGCGATAGAGTTTGTATTTTAGATGGTGATTGGGTATCTTCCGAAAAGAATTTGACGAACGTAAAAAAGGCAATTGAAAGAGCAATAGAGAAAGCCGACCACGAAAAGACTCAAAGTCTTGTACTGCAATACCAGACCGCCGCCATGACCTGCGGAGAATACGCGGGAGCATTGGCAGAGGCTGAAAGATACCAAACGTTTGGAAACCGCTACGCGGATAGGGGGGGCTTTGAGTTTGCCGCCGCCACAGCGCAAAAGAACGGCGAGGAAAAAAAGCCTTTGACTTGGCACTACGGCGGAATGGTCGAATACGTCTGGAATATCTGGAAGCAAACGAACTCCCAACAGGCCGCAAGTCAAATGATGGTCTTGATTGAAAAGATGGGTAAAGCGGCTTACGACACAGGCGCGGCACTCGGAATGTACAAGGAAAACTTATCATACCTGATGAAATATGACGCGATGGTACAGGCGAACGGCGGTAAAAAATGACGAACAAATACGCTACCCTTACAGATTACAAGGCTTATTCAACAGCAAGAGGACAGACCGCATCCACCGACGCAACGGACGACGCGGTTATT